ATTATTAACATTCTCTACATATATCATTTGAAGTAGAGGTTTATAAAAGAATTCAGTTTGTGCATTTCTTTTGAACCATGAAACAGAACTTAGTCGATGATTTTTTATTGCTTCTTCAGTACCATCAATCTTTGCTGGTTCAATATTAGAATTACCCATATCAATAATCTTTGCAATCGTTGCATCATCTAATATACGTTTTGTTTCAGAAAATTGATACTTTAAAATCATACTGGCAACTCTGCAGTTGTTCTCGGAAGATAATGTAAATCTTGAGCATTAACTGCAACCTTCTCTTTCAATGTCTTACTGACAAACTTCTTAACATCTTCTGGTTCAAGTTCATGGTTCTCACAATAAATTAATATTGCATCCATATAATTGACTTGTTTATCTTTAACAATATCTTCAACTATCTTAGAAAATCTTTTAGGTGTCATCGGTTCTACATCATTCATTAATTAGTCCCATCTATAAAATATGTGGTCAGCAATTTGACCTACATATGTGTGTGTTTTACTCCATGAAGGACTAACATAATGAGCATGATAATGTGTAGCACCCTCAATCAATCCATCATACCTACCTGTTAAGATACGAATTGTTAATGCGTAAATCTTTGCATATGATTCCTTATCTCTTATTACATCTGCTTTACCATCACAATACCATGAAAACTGACATTGATGTTTTCTAGGGTAATACGTTCTTTCATCTTCTGATAAATCTGGATACTGTTTTGTTTTCCAACTCTCTCGCATTTTAGCATCATATACAACTTCACATACAGTGTTTGGATATCTACTATCTTTTACTCTATTCAATACTACGAGTCCAACTGCAACTTGACCAGCATCAGGTTGACCTTTTGCTTCATGGTAAATATTATTAGCAAGACATATTGCAGGATTTGAACTTGGCAATACAGGTTCTGCACTTGCAGAAAAAGAAACGACAGATAATATTGTAGTTAATAAAAATTTATTCATAAACAGATTATACTCCATTTAGGTTAGATTGTCAAGTATTTTTTGAATTATTACCTAAGATAATATTCTATCTACCACTGCCAATATTACTACATATGAGGCATACCCAAGCAAACTCCATAGAGTTGCAAAAAGAACCATCTCTATACTGTCAGTCTCATACCACCATTGTTTGAACTTATTCATGTTCGCCGCCGTTTGCTCTTCCTAGTCCACCGAAGTACTGAGGATTGCGTCTAGCAGTTTCAAATGTTCCTACTGTGATTGCGATTGCGGCAAGTAGCAGAACATGAACTACTGCACTAATACCGAAAGCAGTCCAACTACCTACAATAATAGCAAATACGATACACCACATCCAAGCAAGTACTTGTAATACTAAATGTCGTACCTGTAAGTCAGGAATGTTTTTGAGTGGATTAAAGTCAGCATTCATAATTGAATTCCAAGAATTCACAATAAAAGTTCTCATTGGATATACTCCTTGTTCAAATGTTACTTTCAAAGGGTAGTGTGCATCTATAGTATCTTTGAAATCTATTGCATCATATTTGTCAGCGTAGTATCTCACTACAACATGATTTTTGAAGTAACCAGTTATTCTATACATCACACACCTATAATAAAGTGTCACTTTTCTGTTGCAAGGTAAGTGACCAACCCCTCAGATTATGCCGCTAGGGCGTACTCTGAATGTGCAAAGTTATCGTTTGCGTTTGTAGTGTTTGACCAATTACGCAGTCACCCGACAGTTCTACTCTTTCTTATCTACGTCAGTCGATCCTATTTCGCCCCCATAATAATAAGTCTCGCATGGCGTGGTGAATAATTGTTTATGCATATCCACTTTACTAATTCTTTTCTAAATTCCCAAAGTATCACTTCGTCCATTATTACCTCAAGACTTATTATGGTGGAGGCGGAGGGTATCGCACCCTCGTCCTGTCCGTCATTCAGATTGTATCAACAAACTGTAATCTTATTTATATCATACTCAAGCAACTTTGTCAAGTACTTTTTCTGAAAAATATGGATCAATATCTAAATACTTTCCCCATTCACTATAGTAATGTCTCATACCGACTTCATCATGTATTGTACTGTTCTCATGTCTACCATGAAGAATGTTTCTTGCTTCTGTACCTTCACGCATTGTTACACCTTGACCAGCAACACCAATCAAGTCTTCGTGCAAGTTTCTGCCGAAAGGTCCCCAAATAGAATTATGATGTTTAATTCTTGTTTGTCTTTCTTCTGGTGTATCTTTCTTCAACCCATAACCTCTGAACTCAATCAGAACTTTATTTGGACCTAGTGGTGTCACTGCGTCTGAACGATATGCACTCCCACGGAGGTTAAAGTTGAATCCTGGAAAGAGGTCAACCATGTACCACTGGTTGGGCGGCAGATTGGGAAAAGATAATTCCCCCCTATCTTCAAATCCTGAATACTCTTCGTAATTAACAGTAAAACTACTAACATTAACATGACCGTTATCAAAAGGAATATTCTTTCTAGCGAAATATTCATCGTTGAATCCTGACACTCTATTAAAGTAATGCATGAAGTCGTGATAGAATTCACTGTTTGTGTCATGCCACAATTTATAGTTTGTATTAATCACTGCCTTATGATAGTGAAAGACTTCTAATTCTTCTGTGTCGATTGCATCTGCAATACAATCAAATGCACCTGCAGTCCATTCTTCTACTGACTGTGTGGGGTTTTCGTTTAAAGTTGTCCACACCATACCGCCGTGCTTAACTTCCGTGTATAACTCCTTATAGTCATTCATTAGGAATTCTACTCTAGTCATTGTTCCTGAAGGTGTATTAAACTTACCTGTGTTCAGATAAGTTTTAATTGTATCGCCGTTATTGACTGCAATAATATTAACGCCTGCAATTTGTGTCGTTCTAAAATTACCTGCATTTGGCATCTCTGATTTATGACACATGGGAACCCAAACTTTAGAAAAGATTTTATCTTGTTCTTGTTGATGAATTTCAAAACTATTATAACAAGCACTACTGATTGCTTCTACTTGTGGTGCAGATGACCACTGCTTATGATTACGAGGTGGCATAGCGTTCTCCTTCTGCCGTATCAAATATTTATATTAGTAAGAGGTTCGTATACCTTGTTTTGCTTTATCAAAAATATTACTGTTTACCTCTAATCCTCTACCAACAGAAATAAAACAAGTATATTTATTTGATGGTATAAATTCTAAGATAGTAACAGTTCCTGTGTCTACATTACCAATTATTTCAATAGCAGTTTTACTATCACTTATATATCTCATAAACCCAACTTCACCATGTGATTCCAAAAAGTTTTTCTTGACTTCATCATATGTATCGGTAGTACAAGTAACTGGTTTATCAGATGTAAACACCTGAGGTAGTGTTTGTCCTTCTGGACTCTCTGGTGTTACATAATCTTCGGGCGCCGCTATTGCTACGCTCGACAGAAATGTAACAGACCATATTAGTATTAAGGCATCATATACCCATGACTGTTTGATATTCATTTCTGACCTCTCTGTAGGACTCTATAAAGTTGTCCCTTTTCTCTATGAAGAGTTGCGGTTCGTTACCTTCTACTGCCATAAGAATTACTACAGTGTCGATTGGTATGCCAGTTCTCTCTTCATACATGACTGCGTAAGCACTACCTTGTTGAAAGTAGTTTGTAATGTATTCTGCTTTCTTTGGTCTACTGGAAGTCTTAAAATCAATGATAGAAAGTCTTCCGTCAAATTCAGCAATGCAATCTACACGACCAGCAGTCTTTAGAAAGTCTGAGTACAAACTCTTTTCTTGGCAATGTATGTTTTGTATTCTATTAAGAAAAGGTACTATACTAGTGAACATCGACTTCTCACCAGGACCTTCTATCTTAGGTTCTTTGTTATTAAGATAATCTTCACACTGATAATGAAAGCGACTACCTCTAGCAGATGCTTGTCTGCTTATTTTATTCGCCGCCGCTTCACCTACTCGCTTACGCCATTCTAAAATACCTTGCTTAGTATTCCAACCGAGAACTGTAGTGACTGAAGGATATTGTTTACCTTCTGGTGTCACATACAGTCTTCGGTTGTTCTCGTTAATTGTTTTTAGTTCAACTAACTTTTTTTCTTCTAAGTGTTTAAATAGCACATCATAATCCTCAAGTGTAATATAGTATTATATCACACTATTATAATAAAGTCAAGTGTTT